GTATCATATTTTATTGCATTAGAACCAGAATCAACATACAATTCATAGGGGAGTTAAATGAATAACACCTTTTTATGGGTTGAGAAGTATAGACCTAAAACTATACAAGATTGTGTATTACCAGAAAATCTAAAGAAAACTTTTTCTGAGTTTGTTAAGAATGGTATTCCTAATCTATTACTAACTGGAGGGCCTGGTGTTGGTAAAACAACAGTTGCAAAGGCGATGTTAGAACAAATAGGTTATGATTATATTATGATTAACGGTTCTGAAGAATCTGGTATTGATGTACTTCGTAATAAAATGAAAAACTTTGCATCTACTATGTCGTTAGAGGGTAGTAGAAAGTTTATCATTATTGATGAGGCAGATTATCTAAATGCACAATCAACACAACCAGCACTTCGTGGTATGATAGAAGAGTTTCACAAGAACTGTGGATTTATTCTTACTTGTAATTTTAAGAATAGAATCATAGAACCTTTACATAGTCGTTGTAGTGTGGTTGAATTTAATATCCCCAAAACTGAAAAACCTAATCTTGCAAAACAATTTATGTCTAGTATTAATACTGTTCTCACAACAGAGAATGTAAAGTATGAAGAAAGAGTTGTTGCAGAATTAATTATGAAGTTCTTTCCAGATTGGAGAAGATGTCTTAATGAATTACAAAGATATGCTACATCTGGACAAATTGATAGTGGAATATTAGTAAACCTTTCTGAAAAGAATATGAGAGATTTAATCACATTCTTGAGAGAGAAAGATTTTACAAGTATGAGAAAGTGGGTTGTTAATAATTTAGATAACGACCCTGCTAGAATATTTAGAAAAATGTATGACAATCTTTATGAGTATTTTGAAGATGGTCGTTCAATCGCAACAGCAGTTTTATTGATTGCAGACTATCAATACAAAGCTGCATTTGTTGCCGACCAAGAAATTAATTTACTTGCTTGTCTAACACAGTTGATGGGTGAGTGTAAATTTAAATAGGAGTTATTATGGTTGATACAAATGAACAGGCAATTAATCTTGCAAAAGATATTAAGATGTCAATGGTTACTAAACCAGCATTAAATATGTTGGAAGTATTTTTACCAGAATATGTTACAGATGAATTTAATGAGTATATTGATGGTGTAAGAGGAAGTGCAAAAAGTTTTTCACACGAACTTGTAGGACAAATTAAAGCAAATAAAAAGTCTGCACAATTAGATATGAACTTTGAAGATAAGCCAGTAAAAGGTTTGAAAGCACTTCTTGAAGGTTTTACACTTTCATATCTACAATTTTTAGGTTGTGCAGATGCAAAAAGTGATTGTGTATCTATGTGGTCAGTACATAGTTATGAAGGTGATTATAATCCACTACACGATCACGGTGTTAATACACCTACTGGAATGTCTTGTATTTTATATTTAAAAGTACCACCACAGATAGAAAAATTATCTGGTAGTGCAAAAGAATACGAGACTGGTGGACTTAAACTAGATTTAAATAATGCATCTGGTACTACTGATGGTTTCACATTTTTTAGTTGGGGTATGAACTGCACTAGTGATATTAAACAATTAAAACCAGTTCAAGAAGCATTTGTAAAACCAGAAGTTGGTAAACTATTAATGTTTCCTAATTGGTTAAAACACTCTGTATCGCCATTTTATGGTGAGGGAGAAAGAAGAACCTTATCTGCAAACTTTGAGATAGAATTAAAAACTATGCCTTTACTTGCAGACCAAAAGATACTTGCACAGAGCCCACAATAATGGCATATGAATTAAAAGAGTATCTTAATTCTATAAACTTTAATAAGAATAATCTTATGGACGGTGAGGACGATATGTACGAAAAAAAGTATAGTCCTTTTATTGTAAATAAATGTCTTGCACCACATAATGATTGTATATTATTAGTGAATGAAATGAATCGTTATGGTTCAGTTTTAGACAAAGACAAGAAGTTGCAATATGACTTTTTACTAAATACTATAAGAACAAGAAAAAGATATGCCCCTTGGATAAAGGAAAGCAAATCTAGAAATCTTGAGTATGTAAAAGAATATTATGGATACAATAACTCTAAAGCTAAATCAATTCTTGACATACTTAACGATAAACAAATAGAGTTTATCAAAAGTAAACTGAATAAAGGTGGAATGAAAAAATGAACGAAACTTTATGGAACACAGATAAGATGTTAGAAGTTTCTTTGAAAGAACCAGATGATTTTTTAAAGGTTAGGGAAACACTTTCCAGAATCGGAGTATCATCTAGAAAAGAAAAGAAACTTTTTCAATCTTGTCACATACTACACAAACAAGGCAAATATTACATAGTTCACTTCAAAGAACTATTTGCACTTGATGGTAAAGAGCACAACATATCAGATAACGATATAGGAAGAAGAAATTCTATAGCTTGTCTTTTAAAAGATTGGGGACTAGTTAGTTTTGAGAACGAACCAGAAACCAAAGCTCCACTATCACAAATAAAAGTTATCTCTTTTAAAGAAAAAGGTGATTGGATTTTAGAACCAAAATATAATATAGGAAAAAAGAAAGAGGAAACTGATGAGCCAAAAAGCAATTAAACAAAAATTAAAATCTGCATTTTTACTTCACTCTGAAGGACATATTAAGAAACACCTTGCAAATGTTGAGGTGTTACTTGACAATCCAAGAGGCATTGGTGAACACGGTGATATCGTAAGTGAAATAGAAAAAGAACTGCACGAGGTCGCTAAATATGAAGATTTAATTGAGGCAATGAACAAATACTTTCCAGAGGAAAAAGATTTAATTGAGGGTTGACTATTTTTAAAAAGGTGATATAGTTATATTATGGATTTTTATACTAATGTAGTGCAATGGGGTAATTTTCTTTTAGTTCGTGGTGTTGATAAAAATCAAAGAGTAAGTTTTAGATTAAAATACAAACCAACTCTGTTTGTTCCAGTAATGAAACAAACGGATTGGAAAACTCTTGATGGTAAATCAGTAACACCATATCAATTTGATTGTATAAAAGATGCAAAGGACTTTCTTCTCAAATACGAAAGTCAGCCTCATCTTGTTTACGGACTAAACAGATTTGCATACACATATATTTCAGATACATTTCCACAGAAGGTAAACTGGAACATTGATAAACTATTAATTATGACGATTGATATTGAGGTTCAATGCGAGAATGGTTTTCCTAATCCAGAATCTGCAATAGAACCTTTACTTTCTATTACAGTTAAAGACCAACAATCTAAAAAAATTATAGTATGGGGTATTCAACCTTACGAGAATACAAGAGAAAATGTTACTTATATTCGTTGTCCTAACGAACACGATTTGATTATGGAGTTTATGTCTTTCTGGACAAAGAACTATCCAGATGTTATTACTGGTTGGAATACAGACTTCTTTGATATTCCTTATCTTGCAAATAGAATCAAACAAGTTTGTGGTGAAGATAAAATGCGAGAACTATCGCCTTGGAAAAATGTTAGTGCAAGAAAAATATATAGTATGGGTAGAAATCATTTGATGTATGACATTATGGGTGTATCTCAATATGATTATTTACAACTCTATCAAAAGTTTACTTACACCAGACAAGAATCATACAAGTTAGATTATATTGCAAGTGTAGAGCTTGGTGAAAAGAAAGATGAAAATCCATACGAAACATTTAGAGAGTGGTATGAAAAAGACTTTCAATCTTTCATTGATTATAATATTCAAGATGTGGAAATAGTTGACAAACTAGAAGACAAGATGGGTTTGATTGACCTTGCACTTACTATGGCCTATGAGGGTAAAGTAAATTATTCAGATGTGTTTGGTCAAGTTAAATATTGGGATATTTTAATCTATAACTTCTTGAGAAAAAGAAAGATTGTTATACCACAGAAAAAGTCTTATAACAAAAACGAACAATATGAAGGTGCATATGTAAAAGAACCGATTACTGGTTTACATAAGTGGGTTGTATCATTTGATTTGAATTCACTATATCCACATTTAATTATGCAGTATAATCTCTCACCAGAAACATTATTGAAAAGTAAACATCAAGACATTACAGTTGATGGTATGTTAAAAGGTATTAAACTAGACATACCAGACAGAACTACTATGACACCAAATGGTGCATTGTTTAGAACAGATAAAAAAGGTTTCTTACCAACTATGATGGAAGAGTTATACAATGAACGAGTGACTTACAAAAAGAAAATGTTATCTGCACAACAAGAATTTGAAAACACAAAAGACAACAAGTATAAAAAACTGATAAGTCGTTATAACAATATTCAGATGGCTCGTAAGATTTCTTTGAACTCTGCTTATGGTGCAATAGGTAATCAATATTTTCGTTATTACGATAAAGCGATTGCAGAGGGTATTACAAAGAGTGGTCAATTATCTATTCGTTGGATTGAAAAGAAACTTAACAAATATCTAAACAATGTTTTAAAAACAGATGATGATTATGTGATTGCATCTGATACTGATTCTGTTTATTTGACTATGGATAAACTTGTTACTGAAACAATTAAAAGTGATAATGCAT